GAGATTGATGGCCTCATGGCAGCGTAGATACGCTGGTTTAGACAACGCACACAAAACTGCAATTTTAGAAGAAGGCATGAACTTGCAAAAGGTGAGCATATCACCTAGTGAGAGCCAATTCTTAGAGACACGCCAATTTGGTGTGGTAGATATTGCACGGTTCTTCCGGATACCTTTGGCTTACTTAGGATCCTTGGAGAACAGCTCAACACGAGCGAACATAGAGGAGCAAGGAATACAATTTCAACGCAATACCATCTTGCCATGGGTGAAGCGTTGGGAGGCAGAGTTCAACCGCAAGCTGTTCCCTAATGGGAATGAATACTACATCCGCTTTAATATGGATGGGTTGTTGCGTGGTGACATCTCAAGCAGATATAGCAGCTATGCTACAGCACGCCAGTGGGGATGGTTGAGCGTTAACGACATACGCAAGTTTGAAGGCTTGGACAACATTGATAATGGAGATACTTACCTCCAGCCGCTGAACATGGTAGATGTTGCAACGGATAACACTGATGATGACTAATGCCGTACACTGACTACCCACAAGCAGCAAGTGACAACGCACAACGTGCCTTGGACTTCCGTGAGGAGAATGGTACGGATTGCGGCACTCCGGTAGGCTGGGCGAGAGCCAACCAATTGGCTGGCCGTGAGTCTATCAGTGATGAGACTGTAGTGAGAACCTACTCATTCTTGAGCAGAGCCAAGGTTTATGATCAAGGTGATTTCACGGATGAGGATGGCAAAGAGATTTGTGGCTCCATCATGTATGCTGCATGGGGAGGTGATGAGATGCTCAGATGGGCAAAAAGGACTATTGAACAAATGGGAGAAGATAAAAAAGAACGCCACATCAAGTCAGTTGTTGAGACTGATGAGGAGATTGTGATCACCTTTGGAAAGGGTGAGATGGTTGATGAGGGTGGCTATAAAGAAGAGGATCGTGCGGAGCCTGATGAGTTAGTTGTTGGGGATTTTGTACGGTGGGGAACATCGGGCGGTAATGCTTACGGTGTAATCATTCAAATAGAAAGAGATGGAGAGCTTGAGGCAGATAGTGGTTTCACAATCACTGGCACACCTGATAACCCAGGTGCTCTCATCAGAATATACCGCTACTCTTCAGAAGAGGAAGCGTATGTTGAGCGCAAGCCAGCACTCAACGTGGTTCACTTGTTCTCAACGCTTGAGAAGTTTGATGCCGAGGTTAGAAGCCACAAGGCCATCATTGAGAAGCGTGAGTTTAGAATGGAAGAGGCTCAATACGAGGGCCAAACCATAAGAGGCTATGCCGCTGTGTACAATAGTGATAGTGAGTGGATGGGAGGCTTTTACGAGCAGATTGCTCCTGGTGCCTTTGATGGCGTTATGGACAATGATGTGCGTGCCTACTTCAACCATGATGAATCACTTTTATTGGGTAGAGTATCAAGTGGAACCTTGAGAATATCTACCGATGCAAGAGGATTGTACTATGAGGTGGATATGCCCAACACTTCCTATGCTAATGACTTGATAGAGTTGATGAAGAGAGGTGATGTGAATCAATCTTCTTTTGCCTTCTTGATTGAGCAAGATAGATGGGAGGAGCGTGATGGCAAGACTTATAGAATAATAGAGAAAGTGTCAAGGCTTCTTGATGTATCTCCGGTAAGCCAACCAGCCTATCCTGATGCAACTAGTGAGCTAATGATGAGAAAAGATACACCTGAATCAGAAGGTGCTGAAACTGAGGCCAAGGCTGAAGTGGAAGAAGTTGCTGATAATGAAATCTTTGAATATAAATTAAAAATCCTAAAATTAAGTTAAGATGAAAAACATTGAACTTAGAGGAAAGCGTGCGCAGCTCATCAAAGATGCTGATGCCATTGTAGCTGCTGCACAAGCTGAAGGTCGTTCTATGACCTCTGAAGAAAAAACAAAGTTTGAAGCTATTGAAGCAGATGCTCGTGGCTTGAAGCAAGAGATTGACATCATTGAGCGTAACGCTGAGATGAAGAAAGAATTAGCTGCTACTGAAGGAGAGGCTCGTGCCGCTGCTCCTAAAGCAACTGCTTCTTCTGCATTTAGCAAGTACCTACGCCATGGTATGGGTTCTTTGAATGCTCAAGAGCGTTCTTTAATCCAAAAGCGTGGTACTGCAACGCAAGTTGTCGGAACTGATTCATTAGGTGGTTTCTTAGTACCTCAAGAGTTCAGCAATGAGCTTGATGTTGCTACTTTGTTCACTGGTGAAGTTGAGCGTTTGGCTAAGAAGTTGAACACTGCTTCAGGCGGTTTGTTAGACTACCCAACGGTTGATGACACTGCTACTGATGCAAACCGTGTAGATGAAGGTACTGGTGTAACCGTACAAGATATGACTTTTGCTAACAAGCAATTGTCTGCTTACAACTACAGCTCTTTGGTTAAAGTATCTCAGCAATTGTTGCAAGATTCAGCGTTTGACTTGAACAGCTTCTTAGTAGAGGCTATGGGTGAGCGTATTGCTCGTGCTACTAACGCTGCATTCACTACTGGGGATCCAGGTTCACCAGTTGTACCACAACCTACTGGTATTGTGACTGGCTCTAGCTTGGGTAACACTGCTGCTAGTGCTACTGCAATCGCTGCTGATGACATCTTAGATCTTATCTACTCAGTAGATAGTTCTTACCGTAACAAAGCAAGCTTTGGATTGATGGCACATGATAACATCATTGCTGCGGTTCGTGCTTTAGGTGTAGGTGCTACTAATGACTTCCCAATCTTTATTCCTTCATTGGAAGTTGGGCAGCCTGACCGCATCTTCGGTATTCCAGTATATGTGAATAACGATATGCAGAGCTCTATTGCTGCATCTACAAAAACAATGATTGCTGCTGACTTCAGCAAGTACGTTGTTCGTAATGCTGGTGGTATTCAGATGCTACGCTTAAACGAGCGTTTTGCTGATGAATTAGAAGTAGGTTTTGTTGCTTACAAGAGAGCTGATGGTGCTGTATTGAACAGCGCAGCAGTTAAGCACTTGATCCAGAAGGCATCATAAGCATGATTAAGGTAGTCTTTAAAAAGACTATTGTTGGTTCAGGGTTCCGCTTCCGCAAAGGTGCGGAGGTGGAACTTCCCAACGATAGAGCAAAGGAGTTTTTGAACGCTGGCTATTGTGATGCAGTCGCAGAGCCACCAAAGAAGCGTGCAAAGAAGAGCGTTGCAAAACCAAAAAGCAAAGAATCTAGGTAATGGCATATTCAGTAGTTACACCAGCGGCAAGTGAGCCAATCACTTTAACTGAGGCAAAGAACTTCTTGAGAGTTGATGGTAGTGATGATGATACACTCATCAGCGCACTCATATCTGCTGCCAGGGAGATGTGTGAATCTTACTGCCGTAGGATTCTAGTGACTACTACGATTGATGAGTATTTTGATGGGTTCCCTAATTACAAGAATCCTGAATCAAAAGACATCATCTATCTAAGCCGTGGCCCAGTGTCAAGCATTACAAGCGTGAAGTATGTTGATGAGATAGGTTCAGAAGTGACCTTAAGCTCTGATGCGTATGTTGCTGATCTAATCAGCGAGCCAGCTCGTATTGCAAGCACAGCCGGATGGTTTGCAACTAACGGAATCATCAACCAAGTTATAGTGCGTTACACCGTTGGTACGGATGTGAGCAGCATACCTACGCCATTGAAGCAAGGGATGTTGCTTATCATTAGTGACCTCTATGATAAGAGAGATGACCGAGTGAGACAATTGCCAACGGCATCCGAGTATCTATTCAATCCATTCCGAATCTTCACTTTCTAATGATTGACCAAGCTGGACAACTAGACCGGAGAATCTTGATAAGAGACTTTACGGAATCTACTGACACATTTGGCCAGGAGGTGAAAACTTACCGTGACCTTGCCTATGTATGGGCTAATGTGAAGGAGAAGATAGGAAGTGAGGGTGAAGAGGGTGATATGATAGCCTCCACTAAAAAGGTGGAGTTTATTATCAGGTACCGCACGGATGTTGATGAGCAGATGCGTATTTTGTACAACAGCAACATATACAAGATCCAAACCATACAAACGGCAGATGCTAGAAAGGCATTCTTGAAGCTTGTATGTTTGTGGTCTGATGCGCAGTAATGGAGAAAGTAAAAGTAAAGCTTGAAGGTGTAGAGGAGACAATGAAGAAGCTCAAGAAGCTTGATGATAGACTCAAGAAGAGAATCATCAAGAAGGTGGGCAGAAAGTCTCTACCTCCAATGGTGGACTCTTATCAGAAGAACATCAAGGATGCTGATGAGGTGTTCAAGGTGTACCGAGAAGGTAAGATTGTTTATGAGATAATGCCTGGGCAACTTAGGAGAAGCGTAGGTATAAAATCACCAAAAGCTTTGCAAAGTAAGAATGTAATAGGCTTGAGTGTAGGGCCTAGAAGGTCGGGCACATATAGGAATCCTGAGAAGGGAGGATGGTACGCTGGATTCATCAACTTTGGATGGTTGAGAGTAGGTGGCGGT